GATGCGGCTAGTGATCTGTTTTGTCACTTTCTTGCCGCTTGGCAACTTGAAAGTGACAGTATGGTCACCATTGTCCTTGATATCCTCGGCATGGATCATGTTGTAACCGCTGTTGCCCGTGTCGATCTTGGCGGTGTATTCGACACCATCGATCTTCACCTGTTCGCGCACGGCTAGGTTGGAGAACAGTTTCCAATGTGCCTTGTTGAGGATGTAGTCGAGGAAATCCTCGACCAGTTCCTCGCCCTTGACATTGTCCTTGCCCTTGCCATCTTCATAGTAGCGGTAATAGATGTTGCCGCTGCCTGGACTGGCATTCATCTCAATGATGTAAGCCTTGCCATCGTTGATGACATGGTCGATGCCGACATAGTAGCACTTACTGACCCGTGCAGCCCGTTCAACCAACTTGATCTCCTCATCGGAGAGTTGGAACGAGCCACCCTTTGATCCACGGGCAATGTTGGTTCGGAAGTCCTTTGGAGCCTTGTCGCGCTTTGCACAGGCAAAGATCTTGCCATTAAGGACGATGCTGCGTACATCGTTCTTGAAATTCGGGAGGAACTCCTGCATGATGATTTCTGCGCCGTACTTCCACAGGGTCTGCAATACGGACTTGAGGCTTTCCATACTTTCAATCTTCGACACACCGATGCCCTCGGCACCCGTGAGCGTCTTGACGATCACGGGGAACTTGCCGCCGATCTCCTTGACTGCCGATTCAATGTTTGCTTCGTTTGCAACGAATGCCGTGCGCGGGTGTGGGAGGTCATGCTTCTTCAGGGCAATCGCCGTCTCCAACTTGTTGGCGCAGAGTTCCATTCCACCCCGCTCGTTGATCATGAATATGCCGTTGTTCTGCAAGATAGTCATGATGGCGACACCGATGTCGCTGTTCATCACACCACCACGAACGATTGCCACGGTGTTTGCAGGATCAACGGTTGCGTCCTTGCCCTCACCGTTGTAGTTCTTGATGACGATCTTCTTCGTGGCAACATTGGAGATCTCTACTTGAGCCTTGCTCGTCTTCACCGCATAGAATTCGATCTTGCGCTTCTTGCAGATGGCTTCCATCTTTTCGATGGTGTCGCTGAGATCCTTTTCGGAGGATGTGAGTGCAAGGATGGTGACCTTGTCTTCACCTTCCTTTGCCTCGTAGATGTATTCTTCCTTGAGGTTCAGCCCCTTGCGGACGGCAGCATACATCTGCTTCTTCACAGCCATATCGCTGCCTGGCACACCCGTGGCAAACTTCTTGAAGTCGCCGTCAAAGGCTGCTTGACGCATCTTGGAGGCAGACATGCCCTCCACTCCCGATGAGTCATCGTCACGCGCATCGCCCGCCTGAACCACCTTGAAGGAGTCGAATGTATACTTGCGCTTCTTTGGATCGCGGGTCGCTTCCTTGCCCTTATAAGATTCTATGCTCTTGAAGTTCTGCACCTGATCGCTGCCCGCGACCATGATGATGTTCTTGTAGCCCAACTCACAGACATAGAGTACGGCTTCGTATGGATCCTTTGCCTTTGCAACTGGGAACTTGCCTTTAGGAAAGAACTTCTTCAGGAAGGCGACCTTGTCCTTGTGGCTGAGAGGATTCTTCTTGGAGTCCTGCGACTGTGATACGAAGATGAAGTGATCTGCGTTGTTGCTTTGTGCCTCGGACAACACCTTGTTGACGAGAACGCCGTGCCCGATGGTCGGGGGGTTCATACGACCGAACGCGATGACTACCGTGTCTTTCTTAACCGCTTCGCTGATGTGTCCTGTGAACTTCTTCACGCATTCACCTTCCTATTTTGTCTGCTGAACCGTAGTCTATTTACTAACTTCGTGACCCTGCCAGAACGAGCAACGACAATACCCTCGGGATCGGTGGGACGAATGCCGTCCGCATCAACGAAGAAGTGCCCGAATTTGGAGAGAGCATAGAACTTTGCTAGCAGGATCTCCTTGCACTTGGCAATACCATTATGTAGGTCAAACATAGCATTGAACTGCGATTCATAGGAGTCAACAAACGCAATCAACTTGTCCATTACCTCCTGCTTGCCCTGCTTGCCCTTGGGAGTTTTGAGTTTCTCTATCTCCTTGCCCAACTTGGTCTCAATGTTCAACTTCAGACCACGGGCAGAGAATTGAGCCAAGCCACCGTTAATGGTTGCATTGATGTAGGGCAGGACATAATCGATCAGATCCTTATTACTCAATAGCGTCTTTAGGAATGGGCCTACCGTCTTTGCTTTGCTTTCACATTCCCCGATCATCTTGATAAGGTTGCTATATTCGTCGGGCTTCAGAAGTGCGGGGGTGATGTCGTAGATGTTAGGATCGGTATACCAGACATCGGGAGACTTCTTCAGGGTGCTGGAATCGAAGTTGAAGGACACCGCCGACAGTTCCTCCATGCTTTTACCAGAGTACACCGTGTGGAAAGCGATTCCTATCTTTGCACTCGACACCGCATTTCCAATTTCTCCATCCTTACTGATTGCATATAGGATGGTGTTCGGTTGGAAGGTGATATAGTCCTTGCCGTCGATGCTCTGTGTCTTCTTGCTCTGCGAGGTGAACATGAGATCACCCTGTAGCACTCCCTTGATTCCAATCTTTGGAAGGTGCTTCAGGCATTCAGATAGTTTGAATGCAAGATCGGAGTCTGATATGCCCTTCTTGATCTCTGCTTCGGTATGGAAAGCGGATACCGTCTTGCTGAAGGCTCCCTTGGTCGCCACGAAGAACTTGCCGTTGTCGGGATTGATGCCGCATACGATGGCGGGCTTGCCATCCCATTTGGTCGATAGACCCAGCGAGGTCGATCCTGTCTTCAGGCTCTCGGCAATGTCCTTCAGGAATGCGATTGACAACTTTAGCCCCTGCTGTCCCTCAAGGATCATGAGATCCTCAATATGGTCAAGGTGCTTGTTCCTGACGGTTTCCTCCGACAGGACGGGAATTGATTGCTTGAATGACAGCATCTCGGTCTCCTGCGGGGTTATTTAGGTTTGTAATGGGCGGGGCGGGAGTCGAACCCGCATGAGCGCGATTATAAGTCACGACCTTTTACCAACTATCAGGCACCCGCCCGTGTATTATGACCAGCCGTTTATCTTGGGTTTCCCGCCCGTGCGCCCGCGCCCGTACCCGCCCGTGCGCGGGGGTGCGCCTGTATGATCATCATCATCGTCCTCCTCGGCTCTCGGATTGACAACGGCTTGGATCAACTGCTGATCGGCTTCGTCCACATCGAACAACTTCATCTTGGAGCGGTCGATGCCAACCACGAACTTGCGGTTTGTGGCAACATCGTTATAGCGGTTCTTCAACTGCTTGACCATGACCTGACCCAACTCGTCCAACTGCTCGGTGGCAATGAGGGCGAACATGAAATCCGCAGTAGCGGGAAGACCGAACGACTCGGAAGTGTCGGTGAGTTCGACATCCGTATTGCCGAAGCCTGAACGATTGGTCTGTGTTGCCGTGAAGATGGGAACGCCCAACTCCACCGCCAAGCCACGGAGTTCCTCCGCGATAGCCTTGATGTAGGTGTACGAGTTCACATTCGCACCTGGCTTGAAGCGAGTGGACGCACAGATGTTCAGGTAGTCGATGAAGATGATGTCGGGCTTGAACTTCTTCTTGAGACGCAGTTCATCGATGAGGTGGCGGAAGTGATTTGCATTAGCAGATGCCGTGGGGTACTCCTTGATCAGGAGTTTGCCCGTGATGCCCATCGTGACCTTGCTCAGTCTCTTGGTGTAGACCTCTGCGGGCAACTGCTTGAGTTCGTCCAAAGAGATGTCCATGAGGTTGGCATCGATGCGCTCTGCGATCCTCTCCTCTGCCATCTCACAGGTGATGTACAGTACATTCTTGCTCTGTGTCAGGCAGTTGGCAGCGTGGTGGCACATGAACAGGCTCTTGCCTACGCCCGTGCCCGCGAGGATCACATTGAGCGTCTTGTCAGGTACACCGCCGTTGGTGATCTTGTTGAAGTAGTCGAGATCGAAGGGAGTCTTCTTCTCGACCCGATGGTAGAACTCATACCGCTCCTCTGCATCCTCAATGAAGTCGTGACCGATGTGTTCATCGAACGACACACTCAGAGCGGATGTCAGGATCTCGGGGATTGCATTCTTCGACCTCCCCTTCGCCTTCTTCTCGTCAAGGAGTTCGATGGACTCCATGAGTGCGTTGTAGACAGCCTTGTCCTTGCAGAACCTTTCAGTTTCATCTACGAGCCACTCCTCGTCAGGCTCCTCTGCCGTCTTATCCAAGACATCCACTAGTTTGATGCACTCATCGAACTCGCCCTGCGACAGCCCATCCTGCTGATTCAGGATGATCTTCAATGCCTCGCGGGTCGGAGCAGTCGAATACTTGCCGATGAAATCAGAGATCGTCTTGAACAGACGCTTCTCGCAGTTGTCGTGGAAATACTCGTCCTTGAGGAATGGCTGTACCCGACGAGTGAACTCGGGTCGGTGGAGTAGGCTACGCAGGATGATAAGTTCGATCTTGTCCGTCATGGATTGGGACATTGTACCACCAATCACTTGGAGTGCAAGGTGCTATACAGCCAGTTAAACAAAGAAACCTTTGGCTTCCAACCAAGAACCTGATGTGCCATTGACCAATCACAGAGCGTGTGACGGGCTTCTCCGCTTCTTTCGGGCAGGAACTTGATCGTGCCATCCTCGCCCGCAATCTTTCTTGCAATGTCGATCACGCTATGGGATTTACCCGTTCCGATGTTGATCACTTTGCCGTTGAATGGTTTTGTGCTGATCGCAGCAAGGATGTTGGCTTCCACGATGTCAGAAACATGGATATAGTCGCGGGTCTGCATTCCGTCTCCCACAACCGTGAGCGGCTTACCCTCTTCTTTCTGTCTCTTAAACACCGCAACCACGGGGCAATACTGTCCCTTGTTTGATTGACCTTCTCCGTACACATTGAAGTAGCGAAGGCAAACGATGTCCATTTCGCGCGGATTGGAATAGAGTTTGCACAGTTTCTCGCACATCAATTTGCTCGTTGCGTAGATGTTGAGACATCCTTCGGGTTCATTCTCGGTTTGAGAAAGACCGTATCCCCTTCCCCCGTCTCCATAGATTGATGACGAGGATGAGAAGACGAACAGCCTAACTCCCGCCTTCTTGGCACACTCTAGGATGTTGAATGTTCCCGTGACATTGGTGTGGAATGTCTTTGCAGGATCAGCGATGCAGCGAGGGATGCTGACTTCCGCAGCCATATGGAAGACAGTATCGACTCCCTCAAAGTCGGAGAAAGTCAAATCATTGATGTCGCAGTTCTTGTTGATCGCTCGGTCATCCCACTTGAATGATTCGTGACCTTCAGAACTCTCGTTGTCCACGCAGATGACGATATTACCATCGTCGAGCAGCCTTTTTACTAGATGAGAACCGATGAATCCCGCCCCGCCAGTAACCAGGTATCGCATTTGATTAACCCTTCTTGTGGTATACCCAACATCCCTCTGTCACCGAAATGGGGGACAGCGATTCATCGACTGCCCGCTTCACCGCATCTTCAGAACTCCACAGATAATCGTGCCCCGCAAAGTAACCATTTGGTTTAACCTTTGGTAGCCATGCTGCGATATCCTTTTTGACGCAATCGTATTCGTGACACGCATCGATGAATACTACATCCAAAGAACCGTCTGCGTATTGATTCGCCGCTTCTAGGGAAGAGAGCCGAACAGGAGTGACAACCTTCGATACGGGAGAAATGTTTGAACAGAACAACTGATACAGAGTGTTTGTTTTTACATAGACATCCGTCTTGTGATAGGACTCTGATTCCATTTCAGCCCAAGTATCAACTGCATCTACCTTGATGTCCTTTCCAGAGTTGATGATTTCAACGCCAAGGTATGCAATGCTCTTTCCCTTCCAGCATCCCACCTCGACCATCTTTGACCCATTCGGCAGTTGCTGAACGAACCACGAATAGAGATTTGGAAATGTGAACCAGTTCTCACCGAACTGTGGTTGAGTGTAGATGTGTTCCATGTTGTATTAGACGGGGTGGTAGAAGAGCGGGGGTCTTGCGATCTCGGATTCCTTCATGCCGATCCATTGCGGATTCGAAAGAGACCACTTCACGACAGCCTCCATCGATTCGCTGAGATTCATTGGGAGATCCCAACCCATCTCCTTCATCTTGGTTCCGTCAAGGGCATAACGAAGATCGTGACCTGGTCTGCTGCTGTGGAAGTCAACCAACTCATAGTTCAGCGGCTTGTCCATGATGTCAGCAATCATCTTTGCGAGAGAAAGATTGTCAATCTCGCGCTCACCCACGATGTTAAACTTGTCGCCGTTCTTGCCATTCTTTAGGATGAAGTCCACGGCAGAGCAGACATTCTGTGCGTGAATGTAGAACCGACTTCCCGCGAGGGTAAGGCTCTTGTTGGCGTGAATGATGACCTTCTCGCCTCTGTAGATCTTGCGAATGCAGGACGGGATGAACTTCTCGGGATGCTGACGCTCACCGAAGATGTTCATGCAATGGGAGATCTTGATGGGCATCTTGTAGGTGTTCTCAAAGGCAAGGCAGAGTTCCTCACCACCAGCCTTTGTGGCAGAATAAGGATTACCCGACTGATACCGATCCCACTCTTTGTAGTTCACACCCTCGGGTGCTGGGCCGAATACTTCATCTGTTGAGAAGTAGACAAAGTTGTCGAGGTTGTCTAGATGACGGGCATAGTTCAGGATGTTGCAAGTCCCTACAACATTGTCCATAACAAACGACAGGGGATCTTCGATGCTTCGATCCACATGGGATCCTGCACCGATGTGAAGAACCGTATCAGGTTCGCCCAATAGAGAGCAAAGAATCTCGTTGTTGTACAACTCGGCACGGAGGTCATGCCATACGAACTTCACTCGGCTGCTGTTGCTCTTCCAAGATGGAAGTTCAGTCAGTCGATTGAGGTTGCCAGAGACATCTAGTCTATCGATGATGGTGATGTTTGCGTCCGAATTGCGGAGCAAGTAATCGACCATGTGGTGCCCAACGAATCCAACCCCGCCCGTGATGAGAACATTCTTCATAGTGTAGACCTTTCAATTGGTTCTATCGTACCTGTATCTATATGAGGTGTCAATGGGCAATCAGATGTCGATATCCCGAATGCCCCTATTTCTTTCGACTGTGAAAGACAATGCTGTCTTCTCCATGTCGGGTTTGCTGTCGTTGACCAACACACGCTGACCACGGGGTAGTCCCATAACCAATTGATCATAGAACAGCCCTGCTTTTTGCAGTTGCGACATCGTCAATGCCCGCATGCACTCCTTACGCCCTGTGGTCAGAACGATGTGATAGCCCTTTCGATTCCAGTCGTTGAACTTCTCGACCACTCCGTCGAGAGGGGCACAATCAGACAGAACCTGTGTTGATAGATCGCCATTGTGGCGAAGCACAGTTCCGTCAATGTCGATGAAGATAGTCTTCATAGGAGTTCAGCGATCCTTTCCTTGATCTTGCCCTTTGCAGTCTCGGTGATCCGTTCATAGTTCATCCGTTCTGTCAGAGCCTTGAACTGTGGGGTGGAGAAGCAATAATGCCCACATGCGCGTAGGACATCCAACTTGTTCTCGCTAGGATTAAAGTTCGCAGGGAACCACTTCTGCCATCGATTCGTGGCAATGCAGCAATCAAAGAACGCATCGATCAAACCTTGGTCGCCCTGCATTTCATCGATGATGCACTCGGTTTCGATGCCCCCCATTTCGGGAGCGATGTTCAGGGCATCCAATCCCAATCCTCTTCGTGTCTTGACACCTTCGGCTGTGAGATAGTCGCCATTATGCTCCTTAGACAACTTGCCAAAGATACCGCAGAGATTGATCATCTGCTCGGCTCTATCTCGGTCGAACTGACCTGTGTTGTGGGTGCCGATGATCTTGGTACCAAACTGAACGACAAGATACTTCACCCTATCGAAGTTGTCACCCGTCTTGCGCTTTACTGCGGTAAAGAACATATCAGCATTGGTGATGCTGAGTGGAAAGATCGCTTCCTCTGTACCGATTTCGTATTGGCATTGAGAGAACTTTGAGATGTTGTTGATCACATCTGCTGTATAGTTGATCGCTGAATCGAATGTCTTGTACTTCTTGAATGGATCGATATGAAGTAGATCGAAGTGAGTGGCATCGCATTCCAAGGACTTGAGACCATCGTCATCCATGTCCCCCTGTGACGGGCCTCCATGATCACGCTGAAGAACGATCAGATCGGTTCTCTTGCGAACATAGGAGGCAAGAGTGTCCGTCCTCCAGTTGTTGACATATCCCGTGAACATGTCTACTTGTCTGCGTGATGGGATCAGACCGAGGGGAGTCTTGGTATCGTTTGCATACTCAATGCATGCATCGACAACGGTCTTGCTCATAGGCCCTACGAAGAGTTTGGGCGATAGGTTAGTGTTCATGATAGTATCCTCTTAGAGAACGATATAGGTGATAGCGACCGAAGTAATAGAGGAACTTGTCGAGAGGGTGTTCATGGAGAGGCGACATGTTCAACCATACGATGGCGGTCAGGGTGCAGATCTTACTGTAATCAATCCCCCTCTTCAAGCAAAATTGCTTGAGAACATCGCGGCAGTCGTTGTTGATCGATGGAACCATGATCTGACAACGAACTCCATCCCCTTCATCAGCACAGCGGAAAAGGTTTTGATGAACCACGCTGTGATCAAGCGTCAGATTGTGGTTCAACTTGGCTAGATCGTAGTGGAAGTCGCCAAATACCACAGAACCACCAAAGTCTTG